CTAATTTGATGAATGAAATTAATGCTTTGAGATCTGAAATAGCTGCACTAAAAATGCAACAGGAAATGGAAGAGGAAGAAGATGAAGATGAACCTGAAGAGGAAAATTTTATTGCTGGTTTAATGAAATCTCCACAAATTCAGACAATGATTCTTTCACAAATTTCCAGTCTATTTGCACCAACTCAAAAAGTTACGCACGTAGCTGGAATACAACAAACGGAAACAATGACAAATGAAACCGAAATAGATAACGAAGAACGCATTTATAATGCAGTTGAAAGGCTTAAGGCAGTTGATCCACATTTAGCAAGTGATCTTGAGTTACTTTGCGAAATGGCAGAAACTGATAAAATGCAGTTCAACTTTCTTTTGAAAATGTTAAGAAAATAAATATGCCTGAAATAACTGCTGACAAGATTATTGGAAAAACATTATTTGCCAAAAAAGATTTGACAAGGTTAAATTCATCATTGGTAAAAATTGGAACTATTGTTGCTGGTTCACCAGTTGGACAAGTTTACTCCTATATTCAAAGAGGTGGTAAAGTATATTGGCAGTTTATTGACTTTAACAATAAGCCTTATTTTGTTCTACATACTGCTGATAGTTTTAAATTCACTGGTGATGTTAAACAGGCAGTGCAGCAACAAAAAAGAGAGGTTGAAAAAGTAGAAAAACAAGAAAAAGGATCAGTGCCATTCTATATAGAAAAATATGGTAAATGGGTATTGATCTATGGTGCTGCTGCATATTTGATAGCAACTTATATAAAAACAAGAAAATGAAAAACAAAGGGTTAATGTATATCCTGTTAGCTGGTGGTGCAATATTGTTTCTATCAATGAGGAAAAAGGCACCTTCATACACTATTGATGTTGCTGCACCTGAAAAAATTACTGCTGAACAATTTGAAAAACCATCATTGCTTCAAAGGGTTAGTAAAGCAGTTAAAAAGGTGGCACCAGTAGTTAAAAAGGCTGCTGCTACTGCTAAACAAAGAAAAGCAGCTAAACAAACTGCTGCTGCATTGAGCAAAAGATCAGTTTTGAGAGGAATTGGTCAATTTCCTGATATGTGCTAAAATTTAATACAATGAATCCAAAGCATTTACAAGTAAATATAAAGGATGAAATTTCAGCTGATAAGTTGAAATTAGCATATAATAAGAGGGCAAATGAGAGGGCAATGTATGAACAGGAAAACAAGTTTTCCAAGTCTACAGGTGAAGCCTATCAGAGATATTATGTAGAAACAAAAGTATTTTACACTACTGCAAATATTGGATCTGACTGCAACGATATTACATTTATCAATTCAGGCACAACTAATTTGGTAATTGCTGAAGTTCCATTGCTTCCAAATCAATCTTTGCGAATTTCAGGCAATAGAGGTGAACTTGATACTACACAATACCAATTGACATTTGCCACTCCTATTAATACAGGAAATCAATTAATCGTAATTAGAAAACTTTACATATAATGATAACACTGGATCTCTCTATACTGAATCAGAAAGGGACTCCAATGTTCAATTCTGACTTAACTGCAAACAGACCAGCTGCTGGTATTGTTGGCAGAATTTTTATTGCTACTGATAGTCCATACGGAATTTTTAGGGATACTGGTTCTGCTTGGGATCAAATTGCTGGAACTGGTGGTGCCAGTACAAATATTTATAATAGTAATGGAACATTAACTGGAAATAGAGTTGTTTCTTCAGGTGGTTTTAATTTATCTTTCACCAGCACAACTTACATTGGTACTGCTGCCATTGGTGGTGGTGGATCAGGGCAATTAATTGTTGGATCTTCCAGTGCAGACAATGGTATACAAATATTTGGTGCTAATTCACCAAGTTTAAGAATAGATAATGCACAAAGTGGAGGTTCACAAAGGTTTGTTATTGGTGCTGCTACTGCTACTAATAATTTTATTCAAGGATCAACTTCTGGTCAATTTTGCATAAGCACTGCCAGTTCAGGTGCTGTTTTATTTGGAATGTGGCAAACTATTAATGCCACTGAAGTTATGAGGATTTCAACTGCATCAAATTTGTTAATTGGAGGAACTGTTGATGCTGGTTTTAAAGTAGATATCACAGGCACCAGCAGAGTAAGTGGCGTAGCAAGGTTTGATAATTCAGTTGAATTTAGAAGCACAACTGGTAACACAAAATTTACTATACAAGGTGGTACTGGTTGGAATACTACAATATCAACAGGAAGTTTTGGAAGTGCAGGATTAAGATTTGGTGATGGTGCTTTTGCAAATTTATTAATTGGCACAACTGGTGATAGTATAGATGGTAATGCAATGTTAGATTTAAGATGTAATCGTCTTGGGTTATATTTAAATAGAGGAACAATAACAACAATGCCTAATTTAACAAATTGGTTAGGTGTTTCGGTTTCTATTGTTGGAGGAAGTGGATACACTGATGGTTTGTATTCAGGAGTAGCTGCGACAGGGAATTATTTTGGTACTGTTCTTGTAAATGTTGGTATTTCAGGTGGATCAGTAAATGCAATTTCTTTGTTTTCAGCAGCTTCAAAAATACAATTAGGTGAAACATTTACAATACCTGCTTCATCTATTGGAGGAACAGGAAGTGGAATGTCATTTACTATTACTGCTATAAATAATCAAAACCCTGCATTTACTTTTTATAATACTTCAAATAATTTGTTGACATATTGGGATGGTACTAATTATTCAAGTCCTATAGTATTAAAATTAAATAGGGTACTTATTGGCGGTACTGGTTTAGCAAATGCTTCATCAATTCTTGAATTATCTTCAACATCACAAGGATTTCTTCCACCAAGAATGACAACTACACAAATTAATGCAATTTCTTCTCCAGCTGAAGGATTAGTTATTTATAATACTACCTTATCTCATCTATGTTGCTATCAAGCTGGTGCTTGGGCAAAGTTTTCGCATTCACCAATGTAAATAAATAAAAATGAAACAAATTCAACCAGTGCAAATTTGGGTAAATGGATCTTTACAAACAGGAACATATATTAATGCCTATATAATAAATGATAACCTTTTAGACTCTGCAACTTTTTATTGGTCAATTTGGTCAGATGGTGATGAACCTGATACACAAGGAATTAAACTTTCAGAAGGAAATTTAATAATGGTAGATCCTGAATATGATCTTTGGGGACAAAGCACTGATATTAACCAAGCTGCTTATGTGTGGATTTGTGAAGAACTTAATTTAACTTTGATTTAATAAAAATTTAAAATTTGACAAAATGAACGAAAAACAAGCACTTGAAGTAATCAAAGCTATTTTAGATCTTGCTACCAGTAAAGGTGTATTTTCTAAAATAGATGAATCATTTACAGCAATTCAGGCATATAATAAAATAGCTGAAAAGTTTAAAGATGAACAGGACAATGCAGACACAAACTGATCCAACACATATTGCCACATTTAGCACTGTGTTATTTTCCCTGTTGGGAATTCAAAATATATCTGAATTGGCAAATATTGTTTTTCTTGGTGCAAGTACAATATCCTGTGCAATATCTATTTTAGTTGGTATTAAACAACTCAAAAAGAAATAATATGAAAAGAATACTTAAAAACATTAAAACTTCATTGTTTGGATCTATTGCTGGTGGATCTCTAATTTTAGATGGAATTCAGCAAAAGAACTGGATTACTTTGATTGCTGGTATTGCTGCTGCAATTACTGGTCTATTGGCAAAGGATAGTGATGTTCAGTAAAAGAAACATATATATTGGCATTGGACTTTTATTAATCCTTTTATTTGGTAAAAATATGAGTGCATTAAACATAATAAAAAGATTTGAAGGATTGGAATTAAAGTCATATCCTGATACTGGAGGCATTTGGACTATTGGTTTTGGTTCTACAATCAATAAAGATACAGGTCAGGCAATAAAGCAAGGTGATGTTATTAATCGTGCGACTGCTGAAAGATGGTTAAAAATGGATGTTGCACAACGTGAAAGAAGAATAAGAACTCTTATAAAAGTTCCAGTTACTCCAAATATGTTAGCAGCTATGACCAGTTTGGCATATAACATAGGCACTGCTGCATTTGCTAATAGTACATTATTGCGGTTATTAAACCAACGTGCCA